AGAAGTAGCTATTGGCTAACGGAAACGGAAAACCCCTTAAAAAAGTCAGAATTGACGATCTACTAACATTTAAACCTATCACACAGAATCAATTAAAAACCTATAACTCATATAAACAAGATAAACATTTATTACTTCATGGAATAGCTGGAACAGGTAAAACTTTTTTATCACTTTATTTAGCTTTAGAAGAGGTGCTTGACCCTTCAACAATTTATGACGATGTATTTATTGTTAGATCAGTAGTATCTACCAGAGACATAGGATTTTTACCTGGTGATGAGCAAGAAAAAGTATCAATTTATGAAGCTCCTTACAGATCAATCTGTCGGGAGCTTTTTGGCATAAAAGATGCTTATGATGCTCTAAAACAACAAGGTAATGTAAAGTTTATGAGCACGTCTTTTATTAGGGGTATAACAATAACTAACTCAGTAGTGATCGTGGATGAATGTCAGAACTTGAATTTTCATGAATTAGATAGTATAATCACTCGAATAGGTAAAAATTCAAAGATTATTTTCTGTGGCGATTATACACAAACTGATTTAACACGTGAAATTGATAAACGAGGTATAGTAAACTTTATGAATATATTAAAAAATATTGAAGAGTTTGAAACTGTTGAGTTTATGATAGATGATATCGTAAGAAGTGATTTTTTAAAATCATACATAATAGCAAAGTATAAGATGGGATATGCATAATTTATATATAGATAACTGGGAAAATAAAACTCTAAACTACGATATAGAAAGATATAATTTTCCACAATGGGTATTAAAGGTCATACAAGAAAAATACCCAAGTGTTAGTGATTTATCTACTATTCATAATATTGTGCCTTCATTAGATCTAGTAAATATTACAGACTCAGTACAACAATCATTTGGAAGTGAGGAGTTTAGTAGATTAATAGATGATTTTGCTGAAGAATATATTAAACCACTAATAAATAATCAAAAGTACCTTGTTAAACGGTATCCAACCTTAAATCTTGTTGTTCCTAACCAAGAAAAACTAGGACGTAGACTTCATTTCCATCAAGGTGTATTTTATAATAATGGTAGAGGACAAGGTACTATATGGATGCCTTTAACACCTTGTTATGAAACTAATTCTATGTGGATTGTAGACTATAACAACTCAAAGAAAATTACTAAAGATACTATAGCCAACAGTTTATCTCAAAAGAGTTTTGAAAAAATGAGTATAGACAAAGCTTTTCCAGTAACTCTTGAACCTGGACAAGCTCATTTGTTTCATCAAGAACATATTCATGGTAATCTTAATAATAAAACAGATGTTACTCGAATGGCTATAGACTGGCATGTTTTAGTGGAAGGTGAAGAGTTTGGTGGTAGATATCCAGGAGGTTTCTTTAGATTACCACGAGACTATAAGCAAGAAAAAATAAAAACTACAAATGCTACGATTTATCTCTCTAATAACAGTTCTTTTGATAAGCATATCCCTCTTCACATACAACGTAATTATATTGTAGACTATTGTAAAGAGAATGAAATCAACTACTCAGGTTATACATTTGAGAATGAGCATCTAGATCATTTACCTATATTTGAGGATCTGTTACAAGAAAAACAAAATATTATTATGCTAAGTATACACTCTCTCCCTGATAACGTAGAGTTACGTAAGTATTATTTGACCTTCGCACTTGAAAATAATATTGATATACTTTTTGTTAATGAGTTGATAAAATTATCAAAAGATAGTATAAACAAAATAATTACCTACTTAGAATTTGGTTACAAGCAAAAAGGATGGTACTCGTGGGAGTCTTAAATGTTTTATAAAGAAGTAAAGATAGATTTTGATTCAAGTTTTATATATGATGTTGAGTGGGAAAAGTTTGAACATGACTGTTTAGGACACCAACAGGTAGAACTTAAAGATATTCATGATAAAGTAGGTGGATTTCCTTCATCACTGACTCATCACAATACTATGTTTTATCAAAAGTTTTTTGAGCGTGATGAAATTGATTTTGACAACCTTGGAGATCAAGTAGGAGTAGAAGCTGTATCTATATCAATGATTAAACAACCTCCTGGTATGGTAAATCCAATGCATCGAGATACTTTTTACCAAATCAATAAAAGATTTCCAAATGATTCTAGAACTAAGGTACGTGCAAATATTCAATTATTAGATTGGAAAGCAGGGCACTTTTTACAGTTCAATGACAACGTGGTAACACATTGGAAAGCAAACACTGGTTATATGTGGGATTGTGACGTTCTACACTTAGCAGCTAATGCTGGACTAGAAGATCGTTACTCTCTTCAGATTTCTGGCTTTTTAAATGGTTAAATACACTAGTTTACCTGACAATAAAGATAAACCGTTCGGGGGTGCGTATAGTGTTTATGACCCTGAAACAGTTTACATGCGTGATTATTTAGTACAAAAATATGCTGTAAACAACTTTAATTTTGAGTCTTTAAAACAGGAATATTTTAGTGTTTTTAAAGATTTTCTTTCTACTCCTCATAAATTAATTGATATAGAAAAATACAAGCACTTTTGTTTTACCCAAGGTACAACAGAATCTTTTTCACATTTTTATATTAGATTTAACAATAAAAGACTAAGGTTAGCCAGAGGTGAATATTTCTATCATCAAATGACTAAAGCCTTATATTTTTCAAACAGATTTGCTTGGTTAGAAGACGAAGAATTATGTGAAGGTGATGCTTTAGTTATTAGCGCTCCTTTTTCAGATACTTGTGATATCTACCCTAACCTCGAAAATATTCTTTCTGAGTGTGATAATAAAAACATTCCTGTTTTACTAGATTTAGCCTATATTAACTTAGCTACTAATATAGAAATTGACTTAACCCATTCCTGTATAGAATATATAGTATCTTCTCTTTCTAAAGTGTTTCCTGTAGAAAACTATAGAATTGGGATAAGGTTACAAAAAACAATGTTTGAAGATCCTTTATATGTAATTAATGAAGTAAACTATAATTATATAAATATGTTAAGTGTATATCTAGGAACTGAAATGATGAAACACTTTGAGCCTGATTATATTTTTAATAAATATCGACAAAAACAACTTGATTTTTGTAAGAGATTAAATGTTGAGCCTACAAGCTGTGTATATTTTGGATTAGATAAGAATAATAATTATCCTGAATATAATAGAGGTAGAAATTATAATCGATTATGTTTCTCTAGAATTTGGGACGGAAGAATGCAGTATGAGTTGTAACAATGACTGGGATACTCTAAAAGAAATTATTGTTGGAACAGCTGATTTTGCTACAATTCCTGACCCTAATATTTCAATTTTAAAATGTCAGTTTCCAGAATATGAAGAAGATTATGTAAAAAAATTATATGGTTCATACCCACAACAAGTAATAGATGAGCAAAACGAAGATTTACAAATATTATCTGATACCCTGACTAGTTTAGGTGTTATAGTTCATCGCCCAGATACACAGTGGGCTAATTCTGAGTTTAAGTCTCCTACTTGGAGAGGTAAAAATTGGCATTACTATTCTCCCAGAGACTTACATCTTATTATAGGAGATACTATTATTGAAACTCCTTCTCCAATTTGGAATCGTCAATTTGAAACTTGGGGATACCGTGAAGTCATGATGAGTCTATGGAAACGTGGGTATAAGTGGATAAAAGCTCCTTCACCCATTTTAAAAGAAGATAACTATAGAGAAGATACCAAAGGGATTCCATCATTAAACAACAATGAAATTTTATTTGAAGCTGCTAACTGTGTAAGAGTAGGTAAAGATTTAATTTATCAAATAAGCAATACGGGTAATTGGTTAGGTGGAGAATGGTTACAAAGTATTCTTCAAGATTATACAGTACATACCTATGATAGTATATATTCTTTTGCGCATTTAGATTCCACCATTTTACCTTTAAGAGAAGGCCTAGTAATGTATAATTCTTCACGAATTACTGAAGAAAATGAACCTGACATTTTTAAAAGTTGGGATAAGATTTGGATAGATGAGTGCGTTTCAGTTGGAGATTCTTTTGGCTTGCCGTGGGGAGCGTCAGAGTGGATTGGAATGAATATGCTTTCAATTTCTCCGGATCTTGCTATAGTTGATAAAAAACAACGTGAAGTACACGAAAAATTAAATAAAGTAGGTATTAATACTATACCTCTAGAACTTAGACACGATAGGTTATTAGCAGGCGGTTTTCACTGTGTAACCTTAGATTTAGTAAGAGAAAATGGCTCATAACAAAAGTAAAGCAAAAGGTTCAGCTTATGAACAAAAAATCGCAACAAGACTTTCAGCAGAGTTTGGTAGAGAATTTAGGCGAGTTCCATTATCAGGGTCTATTGATTACTTAAAAGGTGATATATGGACACCTCATGATACAGCTTGGTGGCCTTATGCCACAGAATGTAAACACTATAAGGATTTACAGTGGAATAATTTGCTCACATCAAAAACAACAGATATCCTTAACTTTTGGCGACAAACTGTACGTGAGGCAGAAGTGATGGATAAAAAACCACTGTTAATATTTAGATGGAATCGTTCAAAAGATTTTGTAGCTTTTAATGATGATATAGAAGTTCCATTTTATATTGAGATAAAATCTTATGGATGTCATTTTAAAGTAACAAAACTTGACGACTGGCTTGATTCCATAAAAGACCAAACTAATCTTGCTACTTCCTCTTAAAACTGGTATAGTTACTTATAAATACAGGAGATAACTATGACCAAATCTTGGAATGACCTTGCAGACTTGCAAGAACCAGACTATTCTACTTATAACAATCTTATGATTGTGGATGCTAACAATCTATCTTACCGTTGGCTTCAACGCCCAAATTATGCGTCATTCGATGCAGATTTTATTCGTACAATTCAATCACTTTCAAAATCGTATGAGGCCACAAGAACAATTGTTTGTTTTGATTTTGGAAAATCTTACTATAGAATGGACTTACACGAAGAATATAAAGGCACTCGTAAAAAACCTCAAGATGAAGATGAAATCAAAAAATATGAAGACTTTTTTGCAGTTTTAAATGCCTTACCTGATCAATTAGACGACGAAATACTAAAGTTTCGTGGAGTTGAAGCTGATGATATCTTAGCTTGGATTACACAGAATATCTCTGATCAATACGACCACACTTGGATCGTATCTTCAGATAGAGATTTGTATCAACTTATAGATGAAAATATATCTATATTCAACATTTTTGGGCGCAAAGAAGTTACGACTCAAACCCTACTTGAAGATTTTGAAGTCACACCTTCTGAATATATGCTTTCTAGAATAATTGAAGGTGACAAATCAGATAATATTTTAGGAATCGAAGGTATTGGTCCAAAACGTGCTCAATCATTAGCTCGTGAATATAAAACGCTTGATAGTCTATTAGAAGCTTTACCAATCAAAGGACGTTCAAAATACATTCAAAATCTTAATGCAGGACGTGAACAACTTATTAGAAATGAAAAACTAATCAACTTAAAACAATACTGTGTTGATGCTATTTGTGCTGGAAAAGAAGGAGATAAACCTCTTGAGCGACTCAATAGTTTGTGAAATACATATTGAAAAAAGCTCGACAGCTAAAAAACTAGAAAAAGAGTTTAATTTAGATTGGGGTTTTGAGGTATACAATCATTTAGAACCTTTTTATCACCTCAGAGCTTGTATAGAAGAAGAAATCAGTATAGAGCCGAATGAAATTGTTCCGATTCCGACTGGAATTTACCCACAACTTTTAAGTCCTAATTTTACAATTGAAGTGTCATCATTAAGTGGATTAATATATAACTACGGAGTTGTTATGCCAGAGGGTGTAACCTATTTTCCTTATACCTTTAGAGATGAGATGTGGATCTTTTTAGAAAATAAAAATACAGAAGCTGTAACCATACAACCCACACAAAAAATAGCACATTTTACTATAAAACAACTACCACGAATGGTAATAAAATACGTTGAATCGATAGAAGAAAGTCCTTGGAAAATGAATTCTGGAAAAACTTTTATTAAAAGAATTAAAGATAAACTAAGAAATAGAACTAAAATAAAAGGTTCTAAAAACTATGAACGTGATGAAATAAAAACCATAATCGGAGATAATAATGAAAGTTAGACTAATTTCTTACTCAAAACCAGTCGATATAGTTGGTTTAGATAATGCAGAAGATTTAGTTGCATATTGTGCACGAGTTTCTAATCCTGATAATCAAATGAGCACTGAAACCTCTGAAAAACTATTGAAATATTTAATAAGAGAAAATCACTGGTCACCTTTTGAGATGGTTTCTATTTGCATGGAAATAGAAACTACTCGTGATATCGCTCGTCAGATTCTTCGTCACAGATCATTTTCATTTCAAGAGTTTTCTCAACGATATGCAAATCCAAAAGACTCGCTTGGCTGGACTAATAGAGAAGCCAGATTACAAGATACAAAAAATCGCCAAAACTCAATTGAAACTGAAGATAAAAACCTACACGATGATTGGTTGATAAAACAAGATAAAGTTAAATTAGCAGCGATTCAATCATATAATTGGGCCATTGAGATGGGTATTGCAAAAGAGCAAGCAAGAGCTGTGTTGCCTGAAGGAATGATGCAATCTAGATTGTACATGAACGGCACATTACGCTCCTGGATGCATTATGTAGATTTAAGATCATCTCATGGCACTCAAAAAGAACACATTGAGATTGCAAAAGCTTGTGGGGAGGAAATTTCTAAAATTTTTCCATTTGCTAAAAACTGGTTTAACCCAAGTGGGCAATGATAGCATTTCTTACACAATATTTATACGGTTTAGGTCACAGCAATAGAATAAAATTAATTGCAGAAGAGACTGCAAAATATACTAATGTTGTAATTATAAACCAACTTTTTAAACCTCCTTTAGACTTTAATGTGCCTCAAGTGTCTTTTTTAGAAGATTCTCAACCTCCTGACGGAAAATCTCTTTCAGGATATGTAATGAATGAGAGTCTTAAAAATTTTAGAATAAAAAAATTTATAGACACATTAGATAAGTTCAAAGTTAAATTGCTCGTAAGCGAGGGTTTTCCTTTTTGTAGGCATCAATACGCTGACGAACTTTTTAAATGTTTTGAAGAGTGTAAAAAAAGAAATATTAAAATTGTCGTGTCTATCCGAGATTTTCCCTGGGATGATCCTCATGATGATCAACTCAAAGACTGGGTTAATTTAACACAGAATTTAATTTGTAAATATTATGTAGATAAAATACTAGTACACGGTGATCCTAATATACTTCCTTTATACAGTGATAGAACTAAATACACTCATTCTGCACAAATTATAAAACAAATAGATCACCTCTTAACTTATACTGGGTACGTATGTGATAACTCAATACCTAAGCATGTTAAAAAAAATAATTTAATATACGTCAGCACAGGTCTTAATAAACAAGAAGGTATGTTACTTTTTAAAGAAATAACTAAAATTGCTGCACAGTTTCTTGATTATAAGTTTGTTATGCCAGTTGCTAACAGATATTTAAAAACAGGTTCTACAGTTAGAGATAATATGATATTTGTTGAGTATATTCCAAACCTAGCAAATAAGATTCAATCTTGTTCTGCATTTATTACTTATGGAGGATACAACTCAACAATGGAAATTTTAAATTCTGGAGTTCCCGCAATAGTTGTTCCAAGACAGGATGGTCATAAATTAGAGCAGTTTGTTAGAGCCTATACTTTTGAGCCTTACGGATTTTTTAAGGTTCTAAACAACAAAGAGTTTAATAAACTTTCAGATACTTTAAAATTTGTCCTTGAAAATAAACCTGAGACTTTTAATTTTAATTTACAAGGTGCTAAAAATTCAGCTGATGAAATCTTCAGAGTATACGAAAGAATTAGTTAAAAAAAGAATTAAAAACTGGAAAGACACAATCGCCAATGGCGAGTTTTTACAGGTATTAAATGCTCAAAGAAATGATAAAATGGGTTCTTTATATAAAGTTCTATTTGATCGTTCTTGGATATATAAAACTATTCTTGATAATAAAGTTAAGAATAAATTAGATACCTGTAACAATATAGTATTAGTTGGATGTGGATTGTACCCTTATTCTTTATTTGACATGCATCAAAGATATCCTCA